TCGTTCACAACCATCTCTCCATCCAAATAATCGTAACCATAGGGTGGATAGGAGAGTTTATATGTCCCATTCTGGAAACGCTTCTGTATTGACCATTTGTTGTTTTCAGAAATAGAAATCGACTCACTTTCAGCCAGACTGCTCAGGATCGTCAGCATCAGTTCACTATCCATCGATTGTGTATTGATGTTTTCCTTTTCGAAGTATATGAAGACTCCGAGGTCAGTCAGCTTACGTACTAACTCCAGACAATCTGTTGTATTTCTGGCAAACCTGCTGATTGACTTGGTTACTATGAAATCAATCTTCCTCTGCTCACAGTCTTTCAGCATTCTCAACAACTCAGTGCGCTTTTCCTTTTTCGTACCTGTAATTCCCTCATCATAGTAAATCCCCGCAAGCTCCCATTCTGGATTTGCCTTAATGAAGGATTCGTAATGTGTCTTTTGAGCTTCAAGGCTGACTAATTGTTCATCACTATCTGTAGAAACTCGGCAATAGGCTGCCACACGCAGCTTCGGTTTTGCAGCTATTGATTCTGCCGATATTTTCGTTACTTTTCTCACCATTCTCACCTCCTTCAGGTATGTGACATATTACCTCTGAGTGCCCACTATATCAAGGTATTTAAGGCATTAGCTGTGCATATAAAGGTGAGAAAATCTGCCGGTTTAGCTTATTGATTTTGTCGAATTCATCCTCAGAAATCAGACCCACTTTCAGCATTTTTCGCAATATATTTTCAGCTCTCCAGTAGTCTAATTCACGCTGAAACTCATCAGGTGTTAAGGGTCTGCGTTTTGAAACGGCATTAGTATTTGATCCGTCTGTAATTTTTGTGACTTGCATATAGGTTGACCTCCTCTTCCGCAGGAAACCATCCTGCACCTATATGCAAAAAACCGAGATAATTCGAACCCCATTTTCAAACATAAAAAAATAGCCTGAAGAGCTTGACACTCCTCAGGCCACGTTTCAAAATCAATCGTATTTTATGTAGGCGTCAGTAAATCCGGCTTTTTTTGCTTTCGCAAGCTGTTCATCTGCATTTGACTTGACGGAATACGCTCCAATTTGAACACGATAATAATGAGTTGGACTATTGGTTTCCACTTTTGCTGTCTTATAAGCAATGCCAAAATATTTCAACACGCCCTTAGCAAGAGCTATTCCTATTGCTTCTATATTACTGACTATCCACGCGGCATCTTCCGCGTTGTCGTGGAATGCTATCTCCACCAACGCTGCCGGTGCATTCGTATTCCGAAGCTCATATAGGCTTGGATTAAACTTTACTCCTCGATCCGATGTTGGTGTGAGCGGTTCAATTTCTGAATAGATTGCCTTAGCCGCCTTTTCACCATTTCCACCTGCAGCATAAGCAAAGACCTCACCGCCCCTTCCTCCTCCAGCGTTACTATGAATGGCAAAATGCAGATCTGGTTTAACTCGATTGCTGTCGTTCACCACCTGACCCAAGCTCCACTCTGGCCTGTTCCTATAAACATCCACACCATGATTCTGAAGCACTTTTTGTGTTATGTCAGCTATTTCATTCATTCTTGTTTCCTCAACTCCATAGCTTCCATAGCCCTGGTTATGTTCCTGAGTTGATGGACTTAAATATATTGATTTCCCCATTATGCTTTTTCCTCCTTATTCAGCTGTTCTAAAACTGTCTTGAGTTTCGACGGAATCGGCAGCCCGATTTTAGCGGTATTTTCTAAAATGCTGATCCCTTCATTAGATAAATAGAAGAAGATTACCGCAGTGCGAATGGCACTACCGGTTCTTATAAGCTCTGCATCAATAATGTGTGCTACCGCAACCAAAGAGAAAATCAGCACCTTCTTGAAAATTCCTCTGAAGCCGACCTCACTGGATAGCTTCTTTTCTAAGACTGCCACCATGATTCCGGTCAAATAATCGATAACAATGAACGCTATCAATGCGTAGAGAAACCCATCAAAGCCTCCTAAGAAATAACCAAGATATCCGCCAAGAGCTGCAATGGCAATTTGAATCGTGTTAATAATGTCTTTCATTCATTAATCCTCCCTACAAAAAAAGAGCCCTTTGGCTCATTCTCCTGAACTAAAATATTTTATTTTCCTTTATACTTACGGAATTGACACTGCGTAAACCTGCACTCCATCGTAACCTACGTCTCCACTACCGTCTTTTCTATATGTTATTTTCAATGTATGAGATCCAGCAGTCAGCGTTTTCTGTATATACCTTGATACAATGGTGCCTCCGAGCTTGCCCGATATATCTACATCATCGATATACACATATGCCCAGTCGTAGTTTGTACTTTCTGTCTCACACCCAACCCATATTCCGAAATCTCCAGCTCCACTCGTAAATGTCCAAGTCAACTGCTTTGTTGTATTTGCCGCTCCCTTTATTCGTAACGCAGTATTGAAATCTGTTGATACTGTAACCGCTACAATGCTCTTAGTCGCATCACCAAACAGCAAATTATACAATGCCTCCGGCTTATACACGTTAGCCCAGGGGTAATTTGAGCCCACCAATGAGACTCTGTACCATTTACCTGTTGGGCCATAGTACGTAGCAATGTACTTATAGTTCGCATTGTACAAAAATATCGTCTGCCCATTTGTTGGATTGCTCGGTAGTTCTGTAACAACCCCAATGCCACCTCCACCTCCTGCAACAGTTATGAACTCAAGCCCACTTGCATCTGGCTTAACGGCTACAACTTTAGTTGCATTTCCTGCGTAGCTATCCGGTGTATCTAATAATTCCAAGAAGTCATGTTCATGGTTTGCTACAGCATAAACCCCATCATGCACATGGTCTGTGTTAGACTTCTCATCAAGTTTCCCTTTAAGCTCCGTGATCATACTGTTGACTTCACTCGTAGAATAGCTGCCACTGCTTGAAGGTGCCACTGATAAAACATCTGATCCGCTATACTGGGACATCCTCTCAACCTTCTGATTCAGCTTAATTTCATGTTCCAGCATCATATTGTTAAGTTCCAGAGTATAGGACAAAGCACCGGTGTCATCATCCTCACTTACTGTGATTCCTCGGACTCTTAACACACCATCAAAACCTATGTCATCGGAGCCTTCCGGTGCAATTTTCCATCCGATCCAGTCACCGATCAAGTAAGCTTCAAACGGCTTCATCCTGTTGCCCTGTTCGTCAAAGAACTTCGTAACCGTTCCTTGTATTCCCCAAGTCGGGTATGCGACCCTATTCAAATATGCCTGACCGTACTCGCTAAGGCCGTCCTGAATGTTGCTTGCTGACAAATACCCTTCCCGCCTGCCATAAACAGTTTGGCTTTCCGAATGTGAAGCTATTGCTAAAAGTTTATCTCCGCCTTCAACAAGCACTTCATTGACAAGACCTGTCGCATCAGTTTGGTTCTGATGACTGATAATAGCTTGCCCTGGTCTGTAAACCACCGTCTCATGCAGGTCCAATCCTCTGTTCTTATAAATCTTTAACACAAGCTCAGGAGTCATTTCAATTTCGAAGTACCCCAATCCTTCAGTGAACTTTGTCGCGACCTCCAGTAAAGGTGTACCGATATGGAATGACAGATTGATGTTCTCCGCGAACACATTTCCTAAACTGTCTTTGTCATCCTCCCAGTCTACAGTTACCCCTACCAGGCCGCCTCTTGCTTGTGCTTCCAGTATCATTGTCCTCAATACCTTGCTTGCTGTTCCGGTAAACTGCCTATCCAAAACAGGGGTCCCCATCTCCTCCGGGTAAACCACAGCCCAGTTCAGCATTGAGAGGACCCCGCGGCCGCTGACTTCCATTACCTGCTGTTCACTTGAATCTACATAGTTTGGTTTTCTTGATTCGATGATCCACTTGAACAAAGGATTCCCATCAAGCTTAACAAGTACCAAATTGTCATCTGCAATATACTCCCTGTTTCCCCCAATGTCATCATATCTGCTTATGCTGAAGCTTCCACTTCCAGGGTTGTTCTGTGCCATTTGGAACGCCTTGTTCCAAGCACCATCGAGCTGTTTCACGAGCACATTCGGATTTGCCCTGTCGCAGATAAAAAGTTCAATGCCCACATCATCCGTAGGCAAACCCGCATATACTTCAAATCCTACTGTATTACTATCTTGAACTATAGGTGCCGTGAGCTGAACCTTAATTGGCCCCGTAACTGCTGAAAGAGGAAGCTGGAAGGTAATCTCTGTCCATGACCATCCAATCACATTGCATAGCATGTCATTGATGTAAACAAATCCTCCATAGCTTCTCAAATATCGGTTTACATTACCAATGTCCACTGCAGTGTGCGTATAACCAAATCCACTACCATGCAAGGTCAAAACGGAACCCGCCTGCCCTCTTGTTACTGAAATTGAATTGATACGTGGAAATGGGGGATCATCAGTTACATTCAGTTCGGTGTACATTGTCCGAGTCGCTCTCAGCTTGCCAAATGCTCTGTTAGCTGGAACATATAGGGTTCTTCTTTCTCTTGGCTTGCCAAAACCTATATTTTCTTCAACATACAAGGTGCGTTTATCTCTTAGCTTCCGAAACTGCCTGTTCTCAACCATCGTAAAGAACCGCGGCAAAGGGAATGGACCACCCATTAGATTGAAGGTGTTTGGTGTGCTCCAACCTGTGTCTATTCCTAGCGTTTCATTTATTGCCCTTGCTCTCCAGTACAGGAAACCATCATATACATCATATGGTTCAAAGGTTGTCATCTCGCCACAAGGCAGCGCCGATATTGTATTCGATCTATAGTTCATTCCACTGAACATTGTGGTTCTATCAATTTCAATCGTAAGGGTGGCTGACGCGCCTAAAACTAGCTGCATCTCCATAGTGAGCAGCGATGGCGTAACCTCGATATCCGATGTAGCAAGTTCCTGCTTGATCCATAAATACTTGCCGGTCATGTTTTCATTTTCCGCTATTACCGGGCATTGGGCACCGTTAATTGCAATAGTGTAAGAAGCTGGAGGTGTTTCATCTGTAGTCAAAGCGCAGCTGATTGTGACGCTTGTTCCGGCTGGCATTTCACCAAGCGTCCACTGTAGGACTTCATCTCCATAGGCTGTACCGCTTAAAGCTAAAGGGCCAACCACCCTGTTTCCACTACTATAAAAGTCAAAGCCATAGGGGATACCTTCAAGCAGCTCCACTTCTGAAACTGATGTATCTGTGCCGCTCTGGTTCGCTCCTATATTCAATCGATAGTAGAGATATGAAGCAGGGGATGAAATCGCGAACTGTTTGCGCTCATTCATACTCCATGAAGTCTGACCAGTTTGAGTATCCAAAACGGTCCAGTTCGCGCCATCGTTGCTGCCTTCAAAGGTCCAATCCTTCGGGCTGTCAATCAAATATGCATCGTTTCTCGCCCTAATCGAATACCCGGCAATAACCTTAGCTGATGCCAAGGTTACAGTAAGGATACCGGATGTCGCAACCACACCCCATCGTGAGTTGCTGTTATTATCGAAGGCTCTCCAGCCTTCATATCCTGTTCCAAGGTTTCCGCTATCACCTATAGTAAAACCGTCAGTGGTTGCTGCGGTCATTAGCGGAACACAGTCAGTTCCGGGTGTGTAGCCTTCCGGAGTCGAGTTTAGATCTTTATCTAACTGCAGCCCCAAGGAGGTCAATACATTATCCACATATTCTTCTCTTGTAACTACGTGAGTAAAAACACCAGCTTCATCGAAGTCTGCTTTCACAAGCTCTTCATAGGTGCGTACCCATTTTGCCGTAAGCGCCAAGCTGCTGGTTACTGATTCATTCTGAGGCGTAATTAACCTTATTCTATCCGGCATTCTCTCGCCTCCTCACTAGGACCAGTTTCCGATTGTAACCTCAAACCTTGGCGCTCGTGGTCCGAGCATCTGAGTTGGTGGCGGTATCGTATTCTTGATGATAATGCTGCTGCTTGCACCTTGCGGAGCAAGTGATGTAATTGTAGCGCCGGTTACCCAAGTCGTTCCTTCGTCCATGCTGAAGGTAAAGTCTGAATCAATAAGTGATAGGGTCAAGTTGTTTGCAATCTTACTCGTGCTGCTGTTGAACAGCTTAATTCTATGTGTTACAGTCGTCCCTTCTGGTCTGTCACCAAAATCGAGGTCTCGTATAAACTCCGGATCTCCGGAAGTATCATCATCTAAGAACAATACATCATCCGGTATTTCTCCAGTTGCTTTCACCCCGTAGATATGCAATGCATAGATATTTGCATCCGAATAATAAGATGACTTAAATCGAACTCTCAAAACTTTAATAGCTTCTGAGAATGTACATGGCTGAATGCTATCTCGCCATACATCATCATCCATCATTACTAATGGTATTGCACCATTCGGTAATGTTGCATTTATCCAAGTTCCATCAAGTCCATTCGTACTGTCTGCGCTCCCTGCAACAGTGATCGACATTGTTGCTCCATAATCAGATGCCATTCTGTGTATCATACCAAGACCAGCAACTACATATTTCTCAGGCAAGAATACCCATATTGTACGTGCACCACCACCGCTGTTCCAACCAACAGATAGCACTGAACTTGAGTTTCCAATGCTATTCAGCTTGCTCATCTGTTCTGTTGTCATAGCCGTCGTAATGTCATTAATGTCATTTCCATAATAAACGGACCCACCACCTACATCATATTCAAATTTTCGTCCGGGTAAGGTTGGATATGGCATTTACTTCACCTCCTAATAAAATGCAGGATAGTACTCAAGTGTAATCCTGCCGCCAATAGTATCTGTTGCGAGTTCCATGCTATTATTGCCCGCTTCGAGGATCATCCAGTAAGAATCCCCTCCATGCCTGACAATCGAAATCAAATTCGAGTCTCCTTGCAGGCATGTGTAATATTTTGTATCTAAAACCACCGATTCCCCACTTGCAATTGTTCCAAGGTACTGAATCCAAACACCGTTGTTCTGATTCTTAATGATCGGATTACTCAACGGGCCTTCCAAAGTAATAACCATTGCTGTTGCAGGTGCCGAGCCTTCATTGGCATGCGTCCATTCAAAGGGATTTGAAGTGATCATTTTGACAGCTGTGCTCTTTACCATCCCATAAAAGAATGGATCGGCAAGTTCAAGCTCCAAAGCAAACTTAGCGTATCCCGGGTTCTTCCTAACGAAATTTATCTCTGAGCAAAGCTCAGATTGTGCCTCCCTGATTTCTCCATTTCTCATAGTCCGTCTAAGCGTATGAAGTCCTGGATTTCCAACCGCCTTCAAGAATGTATCTATATTTGCATCTAGGTCCGCTCTGCTCGTTCCTTTTATCCACATGGACAGTACAACTTTTCTTCTGTCGAATCTTTTCTTAATCCATCTTTTACCGTGTTGAAACGGTACTTGAAGATCGTTCCCTCTATACTTGGGGATTCCAATTCCTTCAAGCACCTCTTCAATATCCCACTTCCCTTTTGAAGTTAAATCAGCTCCATTAAATGTCCACTTTTCTTTTTCCATCCATGCACCTCCTACACCAAACCATACGAGTGCTTCAAGAGCGTCGACCTTATGCTATCTGAAGCCGGTTCTGGTTTAGGATTATTTATTGTAATGTCGTAGTTGTTTGTCACATTACCATTTTTAGTTCCTGTTTCAGCTGTCCTAGCCTGAGTTCCAACTCCAACCTTCTGGAGAGCCTTTGCCATGAGCTCATCGAGCTTTTCTACCGGAATAACTGCCTCAGTACCAGCTTCTCCAACACCGATAACGCTTGGACTTGAGAAAATTCCACCTGTCGAGTACCAGTTGACTGAAAGCTTAGGCACTTGCGGCGGCATCAAACTGAAGCTTCCTGTAAGTTCAAAATGAGGCAGCTTAATCTGAGGTATCTTTATTCCAGGAAGCTTAATGTTCCTGAAGAAACCAATGATTGCATCAATCGCATTCTTCACTGTGTTTTTCGCCGCGTTGATCGGAGTTTCGATTGCCGTCTTGATACCTTGCCAGATGCTTGAGGTAACTGATTGAACGGCACTCCATGCTCCGCTGATGGTGTTCTTCACAAATCCGGTTTCTACCGAGATGATTCCTTTTATAAGGTTCAGCACTCCGCTTATTACGCTTTGAATTCCATTCCACAGATTCTGAGTCAGATTCTTTATGCCATCCCAGACGCCTTGCCAATCTCCTTTGATGAGGCTGGCCACAATCTGGATAATGTTTTTAATAACATTCAAGGCAGTTGTTACTACCGATGCGATCACATTGAAGGCTGCTGAAATGACAGCGACGATATCTGCTCCGTACTTCTGCCAAATGGCACCTGCGACTTGAACGAAAGCTTGTATCAAGGCTTTTATCGCCTCAAATACACCAGACATAATTGTCTTAATCTGATTCCACACAGTGATTACGCTATTTCTGAAGGTTTCATTATTCTTAAAGAGCAAAACAAATATAGCAATAAAGCCTGCTACCGCAGCAATGGTAATACCGACCGGTCCAGTAATTGCAGCGATTGCTGCGCCTACAGCTCCGGATGCTCCACCTGCTGCTGCCATCGCACTAGATACCGCTCCAAAGGCCGTGGAAATGGTTCCTATTACGGAAACCACCTTTCCTACGATCAGGAGCAAAGGACCCACAGCGGCCGCTACAAGGGCAATTTTGACGATCATTTCCTGTTGTTCCTTGGAAAGTCCCTGGAACTGATCCATCAGCGGCTTGATGATAGCAATCAGCTTTTCAAGGATTGGAATGAGTATCTGTCCAAACTGAATCCCGATCTGCTGTGCCTGTTCCTTCATTATCCTCAGTTTGTTGGTCGGAGAGTCCATGGTCCTGGCAAGGTCTCCCTGGGCATTCTTCGTTGCTTCCATGATGGCACCATAACGGGCCTGTACCTTCTGCGCTTCTGTCAGCTGTTCACCCTGCTTTGCAATTCCATTTGCATAGGCATAGGTCTTAATAGTGTTGTCATTGACAAGAATACCCAGAGCCTTCAATGGCTCCGCCTCTCCAGAGATACCTGACTTTAATTTATCGAAGGCCTCTTCAGGCTTCAGGTTATAAAATGATGCCATGTCATAGGATAACTGTGTCAGTCCTTCTGACATTTTCAATGATTCATCAGATGTAAGCCCCATGGAGGTGAGCATGGCATTGTAGGTGGCCATATTATTTCTGACATTGTAGGCGTTTAAGCCTAATGCCTTGGAGGTTTCCTCGGACCACTTCCTTGCATCACCTGCCACAGCTCCCATCGCCACTTCGAAGAGGTTTTCCGATTCCACAGCATCCATAGCCATCTTGGTTGCCGCAGTTCCGATTCCAAGCAAAGGAAGTGTCACCGCAGTAGACAGGGTCTTTCCAGCCGAGGATATCTTTTCCCCCACAGCCTTCATTTTTTCTCCGGCTTTGTCCATGCTTTCGGACAGCTTGTACCATGCTGAACTCTTAAGTTTCAGTTCCTCCGTTATCGCTTTGAGTTCCTGCTGCATTTTGCCAAGCTCGGCATTGGCGTAGTTCAGCTTGATCTTTAGGTTCTCTGTGGCCTTGGAATCCGCGCCTTTTTTCTCGACGCTCTCCTGGTAGCTTTTCGTAAGGGCTGCAACCTTGTCCTTCTGCAGCTCCATCTGTCTGCTCAGGCTATCTGACTTTAACTTCAGCCCCTCGGTGGACTTCCCAAAGTCTCCAAGCTTTGAACTTGCCGCTGCGAATTCACTCTGAACCACCTTCAGGCTTCTTTGAATCTTGCTGACGCCTTCTTGAAAGCCGCTGTCATCAATGCCGACTCTGGCCACTACTGTGTTATTGCCGCTTGCCATTCATCTCACCTCCTTTAAAACAGAATGTTGTCAATCGTATCAAAATCCGATGCTTCATCGATGCCGTTGACCGTTTTGTACACCTTAAACAAGGCCTGCAGCTTTTTCGGGGTGCTATTCCAGAACTGCTCCTCGCTCATTTGTAGAAGATTTGTTCCCAAATAGAAAAGCCACTCCCAGTCCCATGTATCAGAACTTAAGTGGCTTTCGCTTCCCCCGGTGCATCCTCCGCCTCCGGCATGGCTTTACTTAGCGCTTCGTTGATGGCTGTCCCAAGCCTTTCTAAATCATTCAAGCCCAGCTGCTCGCCCACGGTTTTTAAGGTTATCTCCTCATCCTCAACCTTTACTGCCGCATATATGAGCGCCCTGACCGCTTTCAGCTTCATGCTCTGCAAATCATCAAAGGCGGTATTCAGATCCCCATAGACTTCCTCCAATTCGCAGAAAGTGTTCATGTCGAGCTTTAGCTCATATTCTTTATCTCCGAGTTTGAATTTAATTCCCTTGTTTTTTAGTTCAGCTGCTTTCAAGTATCATCAACTCCTTCCTACACCGCGGGCGTTGGCTCTGCCGGTACTGCTGTAAACCAAGCTGCAATGATTGTCTGGTCAATTCCCGTTTCATCTTCATCGGCGATAAAGCGGAAGTTGCCGTCAAAATCCCTGGAAAAGAATGTGCCTTTGAGTTTGGCACTTTTAGGCTGCGGTTTTTCTGCTTCAGTGTCGTACTCATCTGTTGCCAGTTCGAATTTGCCCTTAAGCAGCCACACATAACGGTATTTGCCGTTATGCTTCTTGGATTTAAACCCTAGTGCCAATGTCGGTGCAATATTCTCTTTGCTTTCAATAAGAACACCCTTGACCACCTTTGCGCCCTGCAGGGTTGCTCTGCTGGCGAGCGACAGCTGATTGAGTTCAATTTCCACATCTACGCTGTCGAAGGCTGCAATGATGTCCTCCACCGTATCATCTGAATAAATGTTTTCCGAATTCACTTTTGGTGAGAGCTTGGCGCTGACTGCCCTTTCCAACTTGCTTGGTGCAGCATAGGTTGCGCCTGTCTCGTCATCATCAGTGAGCAGCGCAATGTGTATGTCCCTTAATCCAATTTGTCTTGCCATATGTTAAACCTCCTTTGATTCTAAATAGTAAAATTTGAGCCCCTTATGATAGAGGCCCGTATCCGGTTCGTAAAAATCCGCTTCATTAAGTCTTTGAAACCCTGCCGCAATAAGCAGTGCTTTTATATTGCTGGTTAATGTGGTGTAATCAGCTTTTGACCAAACATCAACTTGAACATAGTGCCCTGTGAAGACTTCTGCATCTTCCTCAAATTCCTCACCGGACTGAAGATATTCATGAAAGGTAATGTAAGTTGCCTCTGTCCCAGAATACTTCTGAAACCCTACTGGAACACCAAGAGGCTTTAATGTATCTATGACCAGTTTATTGATCAAGCTCACCAAGCCCCCTTTCCAGTTCCTCTTTGATCACCTCATTGATTTTCTTTTTGTTCTCCAATACAGAATTCTCAGCCCAGTGCTGAGCAGGAATCTTTGATGTACCCCATTCTGTAAATTTCGAATAGAAGAACTCCGAATTATCTCCCTTGTTCGGTCCTATATTGACAAAGTCTATCCCGTCTTCACTTTCAATCTCCGACACCTTGATGTTATCGGCCATGTGCTTTTTACTAAGCTCAGATCTTGGAGCCTTTTGCTCCATACTTGCCTTTACTAAGGCTCCGGCTTTATCTAGTGCCTTCTTTTTAATCTCTTTTCCCTGACTTCCAAGCTTGTTAACTCTATCGATAAGCTCCTGCATTCCTTCAAGTTCAATCTTAGCCATCCGACTCCACCTCCATCGCCTGAATCTCGATATATTTGTTTCTGTACTTGATGTTGTCAATGGCGGTGATGTTGTAGCTCTTTCCTTGGAAAAGGATCT